GAGTATTATTGTGAACGTACTGACGGTATTGAATGGGTTTATAAGAACGGCGATGCGGGTCAGCAGTATCTTTCCATTGTGTATCAGGACGGATTTTCCGGAAAGCAGTGGCTGTTCTATCCTGACTATATCGTAAAAATGAAAGAGGGTGCTGTCTGGATTATCGAAACAAAAGGCGGCGAGCAGAACGGTCACACTAAAAATATTGATATTCAGGTTAAAAATAAATTCAGGGCATTCAGGGACTATGCCCAGAAATATGGCATTCACTGGGGATTTGTGCGTGATATTGATGAAGAATTGTACATCAACAATACAGAATATACAGAGGATATGTCAGGCAGCAACTGGGTATCACTTGATTTCATTCTGAAATAACATAAAAATAAATTTTATAATAAAAAGACATATCATTCAATTTAGAGTGATATGTCTTTTTTATATTCCCATTCTTTGAGAAATTTTAATATTCTTCTGAAACTATCCTGTCTGGCTTTTTCGCATTCGGCAGGATAGTTTTTTTCTGCTGGAAGCAAATGGTGCAAAGCCCATTTTGCATAGCCTGTCATTTCATCCAGCCCGTCAGTCAGTGCATGACTTGCATTCTCATAAATATGGTACTGCACTCTGTAAGGATAATTTGCTTTTTTCAGTATTTCTGCCATTCGGAGAACAGCAATATCAGAAGGCCATGCATCATCATTCTTGACTGCAAGAAAAAGAACATCTGCTTTCATATTTTCAATTTTAATTCTGGATTCTGCCGTCACCGGATTATGGTCATAGCCGTAACGATACAGTCGTTTCAAACCATATTTTTTATTTTTCATGGCTCTGATTAAAATTTTTCCTATTCCTTCATCAATCAAAATCCACGGTGAATAAGGAATTTCGTTTCCGTGCCATGTGTAGACCGACTTATGAAGACGCTTAAATGTACTTGTCGTTCCTTCCATAACATAATCATAGGGGACAACAGGTACGACACAACTGATATCAGGAATCAGTGAGGCTGCAAGCAGCGTATATCCTGCTCCGGTGGAAACAGCAGTCATTGCAATTTTTTTGATATGTTTTTCATTTTTTAGCCACTTAACGGCATTTTCTACATAATCGACAGGAATGGAAACAAGCTCTTTCGACATCCCGTTCCACATATAAAAGCCAAGTACAAGCACATTATATCCAGCTTTTCGTAAATATCTGCACATGGAGATACTTGTTTTTTTATCACAGGAAGCACCGCCGGCAGCAATTATTGCTGTTTCACTGAATTTTTTACCAGAAAAATAAACTCCAATAAATCCGTCTTTTTCCAATGAGCATCTTTTTATTTCTTCCATACTGTTCAGTTCTTCACGCTCCTTATGTAAATATTATCCCCATTATACCACAAAACAGCAGATTTTGCAAGCAATTTTTTCAAATATCGTATTATTCATTCCATTCTTGCGTTCCTGCAAAAATGGAATAACAGAAAATGGTTCTTTGTTGAAATATTTACTTTGATGTGCTATCATATCTTTTTGACAGTTCTTTCCTATTCTGTACTGACTTAAAAAGCCTGCATTCATAAATTATGACAGTTTTTGTGATAATGCACAAAAATATATTTTAATTTTGTGCGAAACGTAAAAATAAAAAATTTTTTTCAAAAAATTTCGTCAATCGGCATATCTCGATTACATTGAATTAATAGAGGGCAAAAATTGAAAATAATGCTCTCCTGCACAGTTATGGAATAAACTGTTCATATGGTAAATTAAATATGCAATATTTGAATTCAGGACGGACTGACTGGATATGAGATGTCTTTGAATAGCTTTTTGAACAGGAGTTCAGAAATACTATTCAAAAATATTTCAACATTCTGCACTCGTTCTGAAAGTCAGATGTTTTCTCATGCCATTTTATGTCCTGAGAAAGGATAAAACAGCAATGAGAAAACTTTATTTAAGAGCTAAAAACAAGTGGATTACAGTGTCTGATGAGGTATATAAGTCTTATCGTCTCAAATGTAATAGCTATCGTATCATTCAGAAAAGCAATGGGTGTTGTGTTTGTCCGAAAAGAAAGTTCTATCTTTGTGATATGGACTGCTGGATTTGCCCTTATTACAAAGCGGGCAATGCCATCTCTTTAAATGACGAAAAACAGGATATTAATAATATTCCCGATTCAGAAAGTTGCATTGATGAAATTATTACATATAGGTTGATTCTGAATCTTTTACTGCAGAGGCTTGACCAGATTATGCCGGAAGCGAGATTTATCGGCAATTGCAGGCTTGAAGGGAAGACTGATAAAGAAATCGCATCTGAACTGCATATTCCAAGAACAACAATGCGTTCTCGTCTCCTGAAGGCAAAAAAGATAATAGAGAAAGAGTTCCCAGATATTTTATGAAAGAGAGGCAGATTGAACATGAATAAGAACAGAGAGGAATTAATCGGGGTGCTGAATGCTATCAGCCTTGTTTCAGGACATCTTGCTGAATGCTTTGCAAAACTTACTGAGACGGAATTTACAGAAGAGTATCACAAAATGTTTGAAAATGATTTGTATAGTGATGAATGGGAGGTGAATTTGAATGAAAAAACTGACATATCCTGACGAAAACAAACTCACAATTGCCAGAGAAATGAAAGCCAGAGCCGACAGCGGGGCAGTAGATGCAGAAACGGCTGAACTGCTCCGCATCGGAGCGAAAATGCTCAAAGAAATGGCATTCTTCTGTGCAATCCGCAGCAATCTGAAAAAACTGAACCGGAGGTGAACTGACATGGCAACGCTGTATGAAATCGAATCCGCAATTTATAACTGTGTAGACGGTGAAACAGGTGAGGTTATCGATGAAGAAAAGCTCAATGCCCTGATGATGGAACGCAGTGCAAAGCTCGAAGGCGTGGCACTTTGGATAAAGAATCTGGAATCTGATGCAGCCGCAATCAGGGCAGAGCGTGACAATCTTGATAAGCGTATGAAATCAGCCGAAAACAAAGCAAAATCTCTCAGGAACTGGCTGACAAATGCACTCGGTTTTCAGCCGTTTGAAACGGCAAAAGTTCGCATTTCTTTCCGTAAGTCGACCACAACAGAAGTAGATGCTGAACAGCTCCCGAAAAAATGGAGTGTCAAGAAAATTACTTATACTCCTGATAAGGCGGCTATCAAATCGGCACTGCTTGCAGGCAAAAAAATCAAGGGTGCATCTCTTGTAGAACACCAGAATATTCAAATCAAATAACAGGAGGAAATACTCATGGCATTCAAAAAAGTACAGCGAAAAGCTGTAAAAATGCGTGTCGCTCTTGCAGGTCCAAGCGGAGCAGGAAAAACTCTCTCTGCTCTCTACCTTGCATATGGTGTCACGGGCAATTGGGAAAAAATCGCTCTCATTGACACGGAACACGGCAGAGGGCAGTTTTATGGAAATCGTTCTGACCTCAATGTTGGGGAATATCTCTATCAGGAGCTGACCCCGCCGTTTTCCGCTGAACGCTACATTGCAATCGCAACAGAAGCACAGAAGGCAGTTGGGACAGACGGTGTTGTAATTATCGACAGTTTTTCCCATGCGTGGGAGGGTGAAGGCGGTGTACTCGACTTCAAAGAAACTGTTGAACAGCAAACCGGAAAAAATTCTTTCACGGCTTGGAACGATGCAGGCAAAAAACAAAATTTATTGATAAATAAATTACTTTCTCTCGATTGTCATGTTATTGTGACAATGCGTACAAAAATGGCTTATGCAATGGAACAAAATGAACGTGGGAAGACCGTACCCGTCAAGATTGGACTTGCTCCCGTTCAGCGTGAGAACACAGAATATGAATTTGATTTAGTGCTGAATATCGCAAGAAATCATATTGCAATCGTTTCCAAAGATACCACTTTTCTTGACAATTGGAACGGCATTATTACTCCTGAACTTGGCAGTTCTCTCCGTGACTGGCTGTCTAAGGGCGTAGAACCGTGTAGATGTGCCGACTGCAATCTTGTCATTACGAGTAACGCAAAGAAAACGGCTGACGAAATCGCACAGGGTACACTAAAAAATTACGGAAGAATGCTTTGCTGGAACTGTATGCTGAAAGAAATCAAGAAACGTAAGGAGCAAGCCGAAAATGAAACAACTCCGCCCGTATCAGACTGATATTGTCAATCGTGTGAGACAAGCCTATCTGCATGGCTTCAAAGCCCCTTGTGTGGTTTTGCCGTGCGGAGGCGGTAAGTCCGTGATAGTCGCTGAAATTGCAAAACGCACCACGGACAAGAAAAATCATGTATTATTTCTTGTGCATCGGAAAGAACTCGTTGACCAGATTCAGAAAACATTCAGTTACTGGGGCGTTGATATGAAAAATACCAATATTATGATGGTGCAGACAGCTACAAGAAGAATTTCAAAATTACAGAAACCTGCACTTATCATAACTGATGAGAATCATCATTCCAAAGCTGCAACTTATCGAAGAATTTATAATTCTTTTCCGAATGTCTGCCGTCTTGGGGTGACTGCTACGCCTGTACGACTGGACGGTTCAGGTCTAGGAGATGTCAATGACGTTCTGATTGAGGGTGTTTCCGCAAAGTGGCTGATAAAAAATAATTATCTTGCACCATATGATTATTATGCTCCGTCAATCGCTGATTTGACAGGAATTAAAATTCGGCATGGTGAATATGAAACTATCTCTGCACAGAAAGCACTCATGAAAACGGCTGTATTTGGCAATGTTATCAGGCATTACAGACAGCTTGCAGACGGAAAACAGGCGATTTGTTATTGTGTTTCAATTAAGCACTCTATGGCTATGGCGGAGAAGTTCAGAAATGCCGATATTTCGGCAGAACACATTGACGGCAACACTTCGAAAGATGAACGGGAACGTATTATTTCTGAATTTCGCAGCGGAAAAATTAAAATTCTCTGCAATGTGGATTTGATTTCAGAGGGCTTTGACGTTCCCGACTGCGAGTGTGCAATCCTGCTCCGACCGACAAAATCACTGACTTTGTACATTCAGCAGTCCATGCGGTGTATGCGTTACAAGCCCGATAAACGTGCAATTATCATTGACCATGTGGGAAATTACGCCCGTTTCGGAATGCCTGATGCTGACCGCAAATGGAATCTGAATGCAAAGAAAAAATCAGAACGGAATCAGGAATCCGAAGAAGAAGTCAAAGTCAGGCAGTGTCCTGAATGTTTCTATACGTTTGAACCGCCTGCATTCGGACGGGCTGTTTGTCCGAACTGTGGCTATATTTTCCCGAAAAAGGAACGGAAAATCAAAAACGAAGAAGATACCAAACTGAAAAAAATCACTGGTTTTGTTCTTGAATACGATTCGCCTGAACAGTGCCAAAATATGCAGGAATTACAGGAATACGCCCAAAAACACGGCTATAAAAAAGGCTGGTGCTACTATCAGGCAAAACAGAGAGGGTGGATACCATGACCGAAGAACACAGAATCCAGAATGAAATCAGGCTTGCTTTATCCCCATACTGCGTGATTTTCAGAATCAATGTCGGAAAGGGATATACACCAGACGGCAGATATTTTGATACAGGTGTTCCGAAAGGGTTCTCCGATTTATTCGGATTCCGCAAATCTGACGGGAAAGCAGTATTTATTGAAGTCAAGACACCCACAGGCAAGCCGTCACAAGAACAATTAAATTTTCTCGATACTATGCGAAAAAGCGGTGCAGTCGCAGGAATTTGCAGAAGTATCGGAGATGCAATCAATTTAATTAATGGAGGTAATTAATATGGGATTTTCTACCAATTACGATGATGTACAGGAATTTGACCTGATTCCCGCAGGACAGTATGAAGTCATCATCAAAAACATTGAGGAACGCACCACTCCCAACGGTGCAACAGGTCTGAATCTGTCGCTTGTCATTCGCAACGATGTTGACCAGAAGTATCAAGACCGCTATCTTTTCCATACGCTCTGGAAACGCCGTGAACCGACTGATGCAGATAATCAGGTGCAGGGTTACAGTTTCAAACAGGTGATGCTCCTTGCAAAAGTGACAGCTCTTCCGAGTGGCAAGGCTTATGCAGATGTTTATGAACTCTGCAACGATTTGAAAGGACGTGTCATGCTCGTGACCGTTGGAAGCAGAGAATATAACGGCAGACAGCAACAAAAAGTCAAGTATATGAATCCTTCCAAATTTCCGGAAAATCACCATGTTTTCAAGGAAAAAAATACTGTCACAGCTGATACTGTCGCACAGCGTCCGGCTGAAAATTTTGCAGGTACATCGGCAAATCTCGGCAGTCTTGACGAATTTCAGGAAATTATCGGTGATGATGACGTGCCGTTCTAATCCAATACCAACCGTATTATTTGTCCTGCGGAGGGCTGAAATGTCCTCCGTACACGGACACTATTCAGAAAGGAGTTTTTATTATGACATTACTTGAATTACAGAAAATTCTCGGTGAAAGAATCCGCATCGCAAACGACAGTGAACTCAGTCTGGAAGACCGCAAAAAGGAAAATGAAATTTCGCAGACGATTTCTTCCCTTGCAAAGCAGATGATTAACAATGCCGATGTCGTTCTCAGAACGGACAAGCTCGTATCAGAGGGAAAATTGCAGGATTCCAACATTGAAAAGCTGGTGGGCGGAAATGTATAATGCACCATATACAGACGAACAGAAAGAATTTATCAGACAGCACTGCTCTAAAATGACAGCCGCTGAACTTGTGATTCTGTTCAATGAAACTTTTCACGAAAACAGAACCAAAAAAGGCTTACAGTATTTCATACGCTCAATCGGTCTGAAATGTGTCTGCCCTGAAAACACATGGGCAGACGGGTTCACGGAAGAACAGAAAGAATTTATGCGGAAATACGGCGGAACAATTTCAAGACAGGCTCTTACGGAAAAATTCAATCAGCATTTTGGCACATCTGTTTCTTATAATACTATCAGAAATTGGTGTTATAGAAATAAAGTACCATGTATCAATAAAAATTTTCGTTTTACTTCTGAAACTTCTCCCAGATGGCAGAAAGGAATGCCTGCTGATGAATTCAAATCGCACTATACGGACGAATCATTCAGAAAAATGACAGAATCCATGCGAAAATCGAATATTCAGTATCATATTGGTGATGAAATTCTCCGTCACGGTCTGCCCTGCATCGTTATCAATGAAAATTTCGGACACGGCATTGATGCAAGAATTGAAAAGAAGGATGTTCACATCTGGAAGCAGCATTTTGGCGATATTCCGAAAAATTGTATGCTGATTCATATGGATAATAATCCAATGAACTGCGATATTGAAAATCTGCGGTGCATTCCCAAAAAATACAGGGCGTTTCTTGCCCATAACGACTGGTGGAATGCTCCTCCCGAAGTCAAAGAAGCTGCTTTGGTATGGTGTAAGCTATATTATTTGTTAAAAGAGGTTTAATATGAAATATTTTAATAATGAGGGCTATGCAAGCCCGACTGAATATGAAGCAATCAATCGTATTCAGCGTGAAGAAACAAAGAAAAAATACCGTCCTTTGGTGTACATCTGCTCACCGTTTTCTCATGGTGATGTGAAAGAAAATGTCAGAAATGTCCGACATTACTGCCGTTATGCTGTTGAACATCATGCGATTCCGTTCGCTCCGCACTTGTTATTTCCGCAATTCATGAACGACAGCGAACCTGCTGAACGCAGTCTTGCTATGCTGATGAATCGTGTCATGCTCGGAAAATGCGATGAACTCTGGATTTTCGGCAGTTTGATTTCTAAAGGCATGAAACGTGAAATCAATTGGGCAAAACGCAAGAAACTGCGTATCTGTCATATCTCTGTCAAAACAGACTGATGTCAATGCTGAATATCAGAAACACTCCTTAAGGAGAGAAAGGAATAAATATCATGAATGAATTAAGAATTTGGAGCTATGAAGATGCTCCTGTCCGCACAGTAGAAATCAATTATGAAATCTGGTTTGTAGCCAAAGAT